ATAAGTAACAGAACTTACATTAAATGAACCAGTAACAGTTTGAGCAACTCCATTGTAATTCACCCAAGCCTTTGCAGAGCCTTGAATACAGTTCGTTGACGAAGTGCTATTAGTTCCGTCAGATAAAGTTGTAATTACGAGTGTGCCTGCCATGATTTATCCTTATGAAGCAAAAAATGCTATTCCTGCAAGAGATGGGTCAATATAATTTCCTGCTGAGCCATAATAACTAAATTGGACTGTGCAAGCAGATGTTGAATATGTTTGAGTGCTTTGTCTAGCCCAACCAGCAAGAATAGTATTTGCATCTTGTGTGCCATCTCTAAAAGCACCGCTACCAGCCAACATATAAGTTGCATTTGGCATTGCAGTAGTAAAATTTACCGTAAATATGCCTGAAGAAACTCTAGTTACAGAACTAACATTAAAAGATGAACCTATTGATGGTGTGCTTCCACCAGTCCATTGCACCCACGCTTTAGCAATACCAGTCATGCCGTTCTGTGTTGCAAGAACGCCTGTATCGTTGTTTAATGTCGAAACTACGACTTTGCCCGCCATTATAAAACTCCTTTTTGTCTAGCCCATTGCTGTTTTGCAGCTTCGGATAGTTTTTGCCTAGTTTCGGCTGATAATTTTCTGTGACTTAATGCTAACGCAATTTTTCTTTTTGTTTCTTCGGATTTTGGTTTGCCCAAAGCACTTCTACTCATTTTAGCTTTAGATTCTTCCGTCAAAACCCATTTTTTTCTAGCATCTGACAATTTTTTGCGTCTTTCTTCTGTCATGTTTTTTAAATTTGACATAGATATTTTTGCTCGTGATTTTTTGGTGTGTTTTGTTCCAAGTTTAGCTAATCTTAGTTTTTGTTTAGTTTCTGCTGATACTTCGCCTTTTGTAGAACCACCTTCTTCAATGTTATAACCGTTTGGTTTGCGTGTATCCATAACACGAATCCAAAATCGCTCAACATAATTTAATATTGGTCTGTTATTTAAAAAATCACATATTCTTTCATAAGTAAAATTATCTTTACCATATTTCTTATAAGCCGCAGTAATCATGTATCCATGACCTACCTTATTTGACTCAACAATGGTCTGACCGACATATTGCTTGCCGTTCAGTTTATTGGTTACAAGGTAGACATGAGCCATAATATATCCTTTGTTCTCAGTATTTTAGACTACACTACAGTCCATGTCGAGCCAGTCGAAACTGTGACTGTAACGCCTGTATCAATGGTAATTGGGCCTGCTGACATTGCATTTTTGGTAGCAGGTACGGTGTAGTTTACGGTAACTGTTTGGTCGTTTTCAAAGAATACTTGGTTTCCTGCACCACCAGTAGCACCACCACCCAATGAACCCCATGAACTAGCACCATAACCTTCAAATAGGTTAGTAGAGCTATTAAAACGAATCATTCCCGTAGTTGGGCTAGGCTGTTGGGCAGTCGTTCCTGCGGGGATTTTTAGTGCGCCAGTACCATTAAATGCGCCTAAACCTGTAACCGTTAAAGTACCGCCTACCGTAGCGTTTGTGCCTACGGCTAGGGTGCTTGTGGATTCTAAGGTAGTAAAACGCCCACTTGCGGGGGTGGTTGCACCAATCGTAGCACCATTAATCGTACCGCCTGTAATAGCAACAGCAGTAGAAGTAGCGGCAACAAACTGAGCATATTCAACAGCATCACCAGCTACCGTAGCGGGGTCAAGGTTAATAATCTTATTGGTGTTTAAGTCTAAATCACCCGTCATTGGGGTTTGACCGTCTGCCGCTACCGAGTCGGTAAGCGCAGCAGCTAAGTCGTTCATGGTGTTATTAGCCCATGAGCTAGATATAGTTGTGCCTGTAACTACGGGATTACCCGCAGGTAAAGAATATACGCCTGACCCGTTTCTACTCATTTATTGCTCCTCTTGTGCGGTTAATTCGGGTTTTTGACCAACATAACCGCCAACAATTGTGTTGACAAGTGCTTGTGATTTAGCAGAATTAGGTTTTGTTCGGGCTAAATCTTCTAATTTTTTGATTGAATCTTTATCAGTTAATATTTTAGCTAATAATTCTGCATTTTTACCCAATCTAAATTGTTCATATTGGGTTCTTAAGGCTGAAGGGGATACAGCAGCTTTAGCGTAGCCACCAATTCCACCTTCACGCAAAGATTCCATAATTTGTTGGTTGTATGCAGTAGCAGAGCCTACTGGCTGACGCTTTCCTTGTGCTTCTAATACATCTAACATACGCTCAAAACCTTGATAGGCTTGCATACCAGCAGATTCTTGTATCAAAGCTTGCAAATTAGCCTTTTGTTGCTTGTTGCCTTGTATTGTTGCAGCAAATTTAGGCCCACCAAACTGATTTTCGCCACCAACTAATTTTTGAGATGTTTCGTCAAAAATGCTTTGTAAGTTTTGCTTAGTCCAATCAGCTACAACAGTTGGGTCTTTTCTTCTTAATAGCTCAACAGTCCGTTTTATGTCAGAAGGTTGCAAAGCTTTAGGAGTTTGTGGCATTAATACTGCTTCTTGGGTACGCATTAACTGTTCAGGAGTGCCTTCTGTTTTGGCAATAACTCCAACTGCACCACGCTTTAATGGCTGAATTTGCGTTTCTTGGGCAATTTCATACTTTTTTGCGCCTTTAGCGTATTCAGGTGATATTTGTTTTAAGTAATTACTTAATTCTGCACGAGCTTGTTCAGTTATTCCTGAAGCCCCTCTTTGCAATCCAGATACAGCAGAAGTTTGTGCGGCATATTCATCGTCTAAATATTTTTTAGCTGCAATCAATGTTTTTAAAGAATTTGGAGATGCGTCTTTAACACCATATTTTGCTGTTTTTGTAACCGCATCTACAGCTTCAGAAATTCTATCGTTAGCCAAAACACTAGGAGTTGGGTAAACGCCAAATTTACCAGCTTGTTGGTAATATGGGTCAATATTTTTAGTAAGACTCTTTTCTGCACCTTCAATAAGCTGTTCGCCAGCTTGTTGCAAACGAATTGGAGTTTGCGAAGTTGCTTGTCTTGGGCTAATTTGACCAAGTGTAGACTCAACCAATTGTCTAGTTTGTGCTGGTCTTTCTCTTAAAAATTGAGCCATTACAGCAGAACTTTGGGGTGCGTTTTCCAAAACTCTCTGTGTTGCTTGCAATGGCGTTTGACCAACTGTTTGCGCTATTGCTTCTGCGCCAGTTAAAGGTGCGCCCATTTGATAAGAGCGTCTTTGTAAACCTTCTGCAATACGCAAATCTTGTGGGGTTACGCCTCGCAAAGATTGACGAGCAACTTCAGAAGGTGTTGAGCGTATAAAAGATGGCGCACCAGCAGCAGCAGCGCCTCCAGCAGTAATTAAAGATTGTGCCAATGGGTTATCTACACCGCTTTGTCTTGCAAATTCTAATGCTGTACTTCCACCCATTGCTTGTGCAAAACTAGGCAAATATTGATTTGCTTGTGTCAAACTTCTTGGATTTAATACGCCACCGCCTACCATCATTTGTGTGCCTACATCAGCAATTCTTAACAATGGCGTGTTTGGTTCATTTTCAGGTGTAATTACATTTGCTCTTTGAAGCTGTGTTGTTACAGGCGTAACACCTCTTGGAACATTTACATCTTCACCCTGAATTTTGCCTTTTAAATATCTGTATAAATTAATGTAATTTTGCGGTGCGCCAACAATAACATCACCAATATTTGCAACGCCTTTTATAGCACTTTGACCCAATACTTTAGGTAAGCTTTTTTGTTGCTCATACAAAACGCTCTCAGCACCGCCTGATTGAATTTCTAATGCACGAACTTCGTCTTGCTTAGCTTCTTCATAAGCTTTAGCAACAATATTAAATTCAGGCGTTCCCTTTTTAGCCTGATTTTTAACAATCCAACTTGCGTATTCTTCTGCTGTAGCCATGTTTACTTTCCAAGAATTTCATCAGCTTGTTGTCGAACTGCACTAGGTGTACGATTTTTAGATTGTGGCTCAAAAATTGATGGATTTGCTTGAATTTGATAAAAAGGCACAAGACTTTTATTTTGTGGGTCAGCCTGCAAAGTATTAACCATGCCCTCATGTTGTTGGTATGTGAATTTAGCAGCCCTTCTTGCAGCTTCAGCAAGCTGTTTAATTTCTGCAGCAGTAAAGTTAATGTCACCACCAATTGCTCTTTCAGCCAATCTACCTTCAGATTCTGTAATTGAACCTTCGCCACGCATTTGTTTGCGACCTTGCAATGTAAGCTGAGCCAATCCTTGCATAGCTTGACGGCTATTAGCAATCATTTCTGCTTGTGTTGCTCCACCAGCACCCAATAATTGAGAAACTTGAGCAATTCCTAAACGAACATTAGCCGATGGGCCAGTAATAATTTTTCCAGATTCTACTGCGCTAATAATACGATTTGCTGCATCTGCTGTTTGAACTGCGCCTGTAGCAGCAATTTTAGATTCTTTTAAAATTTCACCAACTTGACCTGCTCCGCTTTTGCCTAATAAATTCGATAAGTCAACATTAGTTGCTCCAGCTTTTTTAAGGTCACGCTGGTAATCAAAAAATGTACCTTGATAACCTTCTTTTTGAGCTTGTAAATAATTTCTTTGATTTTCTGTTAATTTTTCACCACCTTCTGCAACAACTTCATTTTTACCAGTAACAGGGTTAAAACGAATAACTCTTTCGCCTTCGCTAACTTTTTGTGGTTTAAGCATTTCAGCAACATTTTGTTTAAGCCAACTTGGAGCATAGGGGTCGTTTGCAATTTGTATAGCCTGTTGAAAGTCTGGTTTTTTCTCTGGTTTATACAATATTGGCGCAGGAATATCTTGTCCTTCTTCACCCATACCTTTCCCATATGGGCCAGCCATTTCAATAATTTGCTCAGGAGAACCTTGTGTTGCCTCAAAATATTCTTTAACAGCTTTGCTTTGGCCCTCACGCAAGCGTTGAGCCATTTCTAATTGTTTCTTATCGGCTTCTTTTTCCAATCTAGTGCCTACATAAACATTAGCTAAGTTTGCTAAGTTTTGGAAAATGCTAGGCGGCACATAACGACCACCAACAATTTGTCCTTGTGGCGTTTGCATCCCTTGTTGCATAAGCATTTGAGCCATTCGTTGTTGGCGTGATACATCCTGTTGTTGTTCAAACAACTCTGGGGGTAATGTTCCTAGTTGTGCCATAGTATTAGTCCATGCCAGTAGTCATTGTGGGTACTTGTCCTTGACCGCCATAACCGTACACATTTTCTGCACCATATTGTTGCATCGCAGCTTGAGCGTTTGTGTATGGGTTAGAGCTTTGCCCTTTTCTAAGCATTGCCGCCATAGCCATTGGGTTCATGCCGCCACCTCCAACTTGCCCAGCTTGTTGGCTCAAGCCTTGGTTTTTAGCCATTGCTTGATTGAGGTTAGCTTGTTGTGCGCCAATGTTCTGAAAAACAGGGGCTAAACCGCCAATGTCTTGTTGTTGCCCTTGTTGGATATAAGGGTTAGGTGCGTATGGGTTGTACATATTCATGGTATTAATCCGTAATCTACGACCTTATAGCCGTCATCAAGGGTTTTAACTGCATATGGGAATACTTGTTCTACTTCGTCAGCCATTACGCCAACATGAACTCCATGTCCTGCATAGTCACGGTTTTTGAACTCGTCTTTGTATTCAAAGCTGTACAAGGTCAAACCGTTATCCATTACACCGATTGGCTTAATGTTTTCTTTGGTGCGTGGGTCAGAATATTTCATAATTCCAGCACCAGCCAAGCCCATTAAACCTTGATTGAAGTTAGATTGAGCGGCTTGTTGGGCGTTAAAGTCGCCCATCTGAGCGTTATAGCCCATTTGTGCGGCAGATAACAAGTCAGGGCCAGCCGTTGTAGCTTGTTGGGCAGAATTAACAAACTGTGGGCCAGTTACTTGTGCGCCACTACGAACAGCATTAAGGGTGTTAATCGGTTCGTTACGCTGATAAGCAAGTTCCTCAAAACCACGCTGACGGGCTTGTAAACCTACGCCAAATCCGCTTGTGATAGCCGAGTTCAACAGGTCATTTTCACGCTGTTGCTGTTGCATCATGGCACGGTTATAAGCCTCAGAATTTAGCGGAATACCTTGATTGGCTAACTTAGTTTCTAAAGCTTCACGCTGATTTTGTAAGGTTGGCTCAAGCCTGCGAAGCATCGCATCTTGATATTGCTCACCTGCATTAATTGGCATACCAGCCAAACCAGCCGTACTAAACGGCTGTGCAATCATTTCTTTAACATAGCCTAGACCTTGACCCGATAACTCGCCAAGTCCAATACTGGCTTGGTTTTGTAGGTCAAGTAGTCGCTGTTGCTGTGGGTTTAAACTTTGGGTAGCAGTCCAAGTTGGGTTGCCGTATGGGTCTTCGCCAGTAATTGAGTAGCGTAATTCGCCATAAGGGGTAATTTGATTTACACGGTTAGCAGCAGTAGCTTGACGGGCTGCCGCTAAGTTACCAGCCGCAGTCTGTGACGCTGCACCTGCGTAATCGGGGGCTGCTGGCGCACTTGGCGCAGGCCCTAGTCCTAAAAATCCACCACCACCCATACTATTCTCCTCTTGCTTTCCTTAGAGGGCATTGGATGTCTAGCCACCGACATTCCTCTTTCCTCATCGCCATAATGACCAAATCCCCTTCCATATGGGCATCAGGTATTTCAGCAACCACTTTAAAGCCCAAATGTCGGTTTAACTTTAGGGCATCCGTGTTATCAGCACAGATTTGCCCTAGTATAACGCTAACTCCTAGTTTATTAAAGGGGTAATCAAAAGCCGCCCATAATAAATCCCTACTCATCCAGTTCGTTTCTGCCAATGAGCCAATGTGCATTTCGCAGGCTTTTGGCATGAAATTACAGTACCCAACCACCGCTACTAAATTACCGTCTTGCAACTGCCCAATACATTGCGTGGACTCAGGCAGGGGAAAGTTCAAAACCCTTACTAACCAATCCCCCAAATACTTTTGGTTATCTGTAGTAACAGTCCTCACAATACCCCGCCACGCTCCATCACAAAATCGGTAGAAGCCCACCGTAATTCAAGTCCTTGTGCTGCCACATTAAGACTTATTGAGCCAGCATATCCAATACCTGTCACGCCTTGCCATAGCTTACTTTGAACTGGGCCACCCCATTTCTTGTTATCCCATGTAGCTGTGTCCCAAATACCAATTTGGTTTAAATTTGGGTTAAAGCTGACCTGTCCTGTAAGGTCTTGCACCTCAAAATCGGTACTTAAACCGCATAAAACGGTAGGAATAGCCCCTTCAATTTGGAATATGGGGCGAACCATCGTAAACCGCTTCTGTTGCCCTCTAGCGTCAAAATACGAGTAAGCCTGCTGTACCCAAGCCTTGATGTTTGTACCGCCATCGGACAATCCGTTGTAGTACTTAGCCACAAAGCCGTTGCTACCAAAATAAAGGTCATCTCCGCTTATTTCAAAGCAGGCAGCGTTGATATTAGTGAACCGACCCCATGATTTTGTAATGTTGTGCATTACAAATTGTTCATACTTACCGCTTCCCAAGGGAATATTGATGATAAGCATATTAAACTTAGCAAAATACACGATTTGCCAGCCAAAATTGTTGGCATATAGGTCAGCCGCTTGGCTAATAGCGTAGTAAATCTTGTCGGTGACATTGATTCGGGGGTCTAAACGGCTAGATTGCAGGGCAGAAGCAAGGGGAACTAGCCCATCCTCGGTCAAAAGCAGTAAATCGCCACCAAATTTGTAAAAACAACGCCTTGAAAAGGTTTGTCCTAACTGCCAAACACCAATTAATGACCAATCGTTCGCATCCGATGGGTTTGAACCCTTGTAAACAATGGCCTCACCTTGACTGGTAATGGCTACAAGGTAATCATCTACCCCATAACCAGCGTCAAGAGTCCAAGTTCCTAGAGCTTGTAAGAATCCACCGCTTCTAGCGACACCGCCTAGATTGTATTCAGTCAAAACACCGCTTACAGAGTCAACTGGCAAGTACCAAAAGCTTAGACTTTGCTCTTCAACAAAGAATAAACGCTCTTTGTGCAGATTTACGCCAATTAGCTTGTCACCGTCTATGCCTGTAATGTAATAATTAATCGTATAAGCACCAACAATAGTAGCGTCATTGGCTGGCGCAGTTGCCATTATGTAAGTAAATGTGGTGTTACCTGTAACGGTAATGCGGTATGTGCCATTAAACTCGGCTGGCGTTGTGCCAGTTACCGTAATCGTATTTCCAGTCACTAAACCGTGGGCTACGCTAGTTGTGACAGTAGCCGTTAGGTTGCCTGTGCCACCCCGTGTCATTGTTAGGATAGTTTGGGGAGTATCTGTGCCAGCCGACTTTTGCCAGCGTGTGCCGTCATAAACAACCATTTGGTCTGCGCCATTTACGCCAACCATAAACGAGCCGCCTGCCGTAGTAATGACTTGGTGCTGTACTTTGCCGTTACCTAAACTGACAGGAAAGGCAGAAACAGGGCTTGCACCTGATACATCTAGAATGTCGCCAGCCGCATTAACCCCAAATAGCTTTTGTTGGGTGGGGCTGCTGTAATTCATGAGGGTTTGGACTTCACCCGTAATGCCTGTGCAGGTCTTTGTATAGCCTTGACGCAAAGTCACATCGGATGGGGTCGGGAAGAAGTTGACCATTTGAACCGCATCTAATGGGTTCATTTCAGCCACAGAATCTCGTGCGTTCCAACCCCCGATTGGGGCGGGTAAACTAGCGGTTACAGCCCTTCTTTGTTGCGGTACACGCATAATTAAGTTCCATAGCCAGTATCAGGGATGTTTGCGTAACCAATCAGCACCTTGGTTGGGTATGGTGCAAACGATAGGTTTGCAGAACCCTTATCGTTGGCTTTGGCTACATTCAAAATCCTAAAGTAATCTTGTTGCAATGCAGTAGTGTCAAATGACTTGATTTGGAAATACTTAAGCTTTGTGCCAAGAACCATTACACGGTCATCGTAAATAGTGGTGTCATCGTCAGCCGTAAAGCTGTTTTTAACAGCACCAGCAGCACTTCTAGCCCAACCTTTAGAGCGGTACTCAAAGCCTAAATACTCTTTTGTATTGTATGGTGGCCAAATTTGGAACTGTTGGCCTAAAATACGCCACCTAATGCGTGGGCCAGTCGAAATATAACCCGACTTTAGCCATTGCCATTGTTGGGCATCCTCAGGGCCAAGCATCTGCCAATGCTTTGTCTTATCCCAATGGGTATTGTCCGTAATGGTCTCAAAGTCGCTTGGTAGCGGGTATTTGGTTTGGCTAAAAGTAAAGGTTACGCCTGTATATGTGCCACTAGCCAACTGACTCATCACAATAGTGGATAACCCTGTAATGTTGTTGTAAGTGACGCTTGAGACATAGGTATCTTGGTTAATACCTGTGCCAGTAATCGAATAATTGCCGTTCAAGGCGGTTGCATCGCCAGTAACAATAATGTTATAGCTGTTATCGCTTACCGTATCGCCTACAAAGGTCACCGCATCGGTGTAAAAACGATACTCCAACTCAAGCCCTTGCCAATCCGTTTCTTTAAGTAATTCATAGCCTTGGGCGTTCATCAACGCTAAGACCTGTTGAACATCCTGATTGGGATTGCCAGCCACATAAGTGGGGACTGCAAGGTTTAATTCAGCCGTTACTTGCTGAACTAGTTGGAGCATCGTTTGGCTCATATTATGCTTCCTCTACGACTTTTGGTTTACGAGTACGAGTTTTCTTTTCACCAACTGCCGCAAGTATAGCCGCCATTTGCTCTTGCATTTGGGCGAGCTTCGCATCAGTTTCAGCCTTGATTTTAGCATTTTCCTCGTCTTTTTTGGCAAGTTCTTGCTTTAGCGCATTAATTTCTTCTTCACGCTTGGCTGCATCTGCTGATTCTGTAGCTAGATTTAGGAAAGCCCTAGCCTTGTCACGGAACGCATGGGGTGACATACCAGCAATCATGCCGATACGCTGTAACTGTAAGTCTGAGGCATTAGCGATGGATTCTACGGTCATAAACTTTACACCCCGTAGTTCTTGAGCTTGGGATTGGCTAATTAAAGGCCATTGTTCTACGGGTGTGCCTAATATTTCGCTACTTGAGTCTTGGGTAGCTTGATACTGTAACCATTGGCGGGGAAAGCGTTGTTTATGGCTTTCTTGTGCGTAGGTATCAATTTCCGTCAGATTATCCCCAGCAACCATAATGCGTACAAAGTCAAAGTCCTTGTAGATTGGTCTGCCAGCTTCGTTGGATTCATGCTCTAGTTTGACTGCTCGCTTATAAAACTTAACTGCCAAACGAGAATCTGCGTCTTGGGTATCGCTATCAATCATGTAAAACTCCTTAAGTGGTTAAGGTAAAACGGTTAAAAGAAAAAGGGCTACCCCAGTTACGAGATAGCCCCTTGTTTTTACTACAATTTCTGATTAAACGCTAGCTTTACCAAACCAGCCATATTCACCCGATACCATCGAAACGGCAGGAGCAATGTATGCACCACCACCGCTAGTAGCGGCAAAGGTTGAAGCGTTTACAGTTACATCGGTTGCACCAGCAGCAATCGTACCACCAGCTTTGGCAAATACATAACGCAAGCCATCGCTACCAAAAGTCTCAGCACCGAGAGGGCCAAAACTTGGGATAGAAACAGCAGTTGCGCCATTTGTATAGTCAAAGCTAATAGGCGTGGTGCTTTCTAAATCAACACCAGCAATAGGGAGAACTGAATAAGCCATGATTATTTCCTTTACTGTTAGACGGTCAAAATACCCTGCAACGAAGCGTTGCTGGTGGTTAAGTTACCTGCCCAACCGTAGAGCTTCACAATCGCATCTTGGTTAATGGCTTGACGCTCACCACCGATAGGCACGAAATTACGCTCTTTATGTGGGCGGAAGAAAATGTAATTGGTGTTCAAGAGATACATATAGTTTGCGTTCTCTTGTGCGCCAATACCACCACCGAGTACTACATCAGCCGATGTACCGCCACCATAGAACTTGAGGGATGCGAAACCAGCAGCACCGCTCTCTTCGGTAGTAATACGCTGAATTGCTTGCAATGCACCAACGAAATATTGGTATGCGGTGTTACCAGCAATGTAAAGGTCAGCCTTGTCTGTGCCACGAACCTGCTTGATAGCAGCTTCAGTCATCTTAGCCAAGGTGTTATTGGCGGTTAAACCAGTAGTTACTTGGTTCTGCCAGAAAGACCAGTTTGCACGGTTAATACCACCGTAAGTACCTGTGGTTGGGGAAGTAGAAACTGCGGCAGCTAGACCGTCAATGTTTTTACCACCGTTACCAGTACCATCGCCATAGAGGTCGCCAGAAATGCGGTTCAAAAGACGAGCTTCAGAAACTTGCATACGACCGTCTAACAGGTCAATGATTGCCTCTTTGCTAGAGTTTTGGAGCATTTCCAAACCGCTCATCGTTACAGCAGCAGCGTACTGAGCAATCTTGAACTGAGCAGCCGAGATTGGGCTATCAGGAGCAATGTTCAGAACTTCGTAACCGCTATACGAATTAGCGTTGTTGGTGTTGGGGTCGTTGTACATGATTTCTTCCAAAATCACATTACCACCCGAGAATGGGCGTACATTGCCCTTAGAGTTTAAGCGTTGCAGAATCGCATTGTTCTGCGTTAAGTTATCAGCCAATTCACCGCTACGACTTTGAATGGTGGTAGCGATAATATCGGTGATTGCTGAGTTAGCAAATGCCATGATATATCCTTTATTTAGTTAATTAAAGCCTACCGCTCTCTGCCTCGGCTAACTGCGCCATCAGCATTGAACGCCTGTCCTTTGCTTCGACTTTCGCTTGTGTCCCGTTAGGAGTAACGGATTTTGGGCTAACAGCCGTTGCTTTAGCTCGTGCTACTTGCTGGGCTTTAGACGCTTGTTTCTTAGCATCGTTAAGGAGTCTATCCTTTTCCAATGCCCAAACTTCGTCATTCAGGCGCACAGCTTTCGTATAAGCCGTTTCAAGGTCTTGGGCCTTACCTAGCTCAAGTAGTTGAGCCATTTCTTCCCTAACCATATCAAAGTGCGGAAACCGCTCTCTGTCACTTCTTACACGCTCAATTTCATTGCTCAAGCGTTGTTGTTCTTCCATCTCAAACCGTGACTTTATCGTGCTAACCTCTTGATTAACTTGATAAAGTTGTTGCATTAACTGTTGAGTGTACGCATCTTGTGGCGTTAATTCAGCAGTTGGTTGAGATACTGAATTTAAGTTTACTCCATAATCTTGTGCAAGTCTATGAAACATCTGCACTTTTTGGTCGTAGGGGGCTTTGGTCAAAATCATGTGCGCCCGACCAAGATTGCTTATCCATGCGGCTGGGTGGATTCCTTGTGCTTGGAGTTCAGGTACGAATGGATTAATCGCTTCCTCAAGAGCCTTTGCTCGTTCCGCTTCCGCTTTATATACGCTAACGCCCTTTTTAAATTCATTCTCTCGTTGGTTAAGGTATTCAAGGTGTTTTCTACTTTCTTCAGGTGTTAATGTTTCGCCTTTAGCTATCTTATCCCATAAAGGTAGTAGGTCTTTCTTCCAAGTTGTAGGCTTTGGTATATCAGCTTCCTCATGTGATTCTTGGGACTGTTCGGGTGCAACCTCATCTTCTGCAATATCCTCAGAGCTTGCTTCCTTTGCAGGCGTTTCCTCTTTTGAGACAAAACGACCTTTTTCATCCCGTACTGGTTCATCTTGAGAAACCTCGACTTCACTTTCCTCATGTGTCTCCTCTGTATCTACGGGTTTACCCTCATCCTCAGGCAAATCTACATCTGCCATAGCTGCTTCTAACATCTCTCTGCGGTCTGCCATGATTGCTCCTTAACGATAGTTTAGTTTGGCGTAAGCAAGTTCGGCAATCTTGCGTTTACGGGTTTCTTGGTCTTTGCGGCTTAATTCCACAGGCTTGTGCTGTAGCGGTACATCATTGCCAAGCTCAATCATGCGATGCTGTTTAAGGTGTTCTCTGTGGTGGCTACGGCTTTTAATCCATGTGCCATCAACTTGAGATACATAGCCTTCAATGTCTGACATCACCATAGGGGTTTCCCGTGCGGTCATTTCTTGTTTTAATCGCCAAGCTTCCTCGGCTTCGGGTGTGCCTAGGGTAAACCCCCAAAACTCTAAATACTTTTCTTTATCAGTTTTGGCAACGACATGGTTGCCTTCAGAATAGCCACATTTAGGGCAAATCATAGCTTCTCCAATAAAAACGGCAATTTTTGCCAGTCTTGTTTACGCAATGGCACGATTGAGTCGTACCACACCCCGTTTTTCCATCGCCAACAGATGTATTCATCGTCAGGCAATAGTAAGAAACATTTGACCCCTAATGCACCAGCAAGGTGAGCCGTAGCTGTATCAGGAGCAACCACCGCTTTCATGGACTTCATGTGGCAAGCAGTCTTATAAAAGTTTTCTTTCCAGCCGTCTTGTGGCAAAGGCACAAAAATATCGTCATTGCTAAGGTTTAGGGAATAACAGTTACTACCTAAAGCTTCCCGCAAAAAATTGACATCCACAGATTTGACATAATGGAGTGGGCCACCGCTTGCGTGCCAGTTGACCCCTACCTTGCGCTCAATACCGCTTGGAATAGCGTTTAAATAGCCCTCTGCGCCTACTATTTTCTCTTTGCTAATTGGGTATGACTGACGCACATACAAAGGTGAGTGTAGGGCAAAGAATGGCAAACTCATACTGCCAATCCAATAATCAGCCTCTAGCGGTCTACCCTCATCTCTTATACAAGACAAGGTGTCAATACAGTCCATCTGCCCTAGTAACTGGAGCATAGAACGGTGGCACATGACAGACACTTCCCTTGCACCCCAAGCCTTTAGCATGGGTAAAAAGCGAGCAAACTGGATTATGTCGCCAAAGCCTTGTTCCATCTGCACGGTGATGTGTTTACCGTATAGGCGTTCACCATCCCATTTTGGTGCTTTTATTAGCTTTTCCCATTGTTCGCCAGTTGCTTCACGGGTTTTTTTGTGCCAGCGAAACTCATACAATCGGAAGCCCGACTGGTAGTGTCCTAAGTGTAGTAAATCAAGCCCTTTTTGGTACTGGGTGTACGGTGTCATAAAAGCATCAGTAGTGATTCTTCGTCATCCAATTCAGCTTGTCGTTGGGCTTCGAGAATCGCTAACTGAGCTTGTATATAAGCTTGTTGCTTTCTTAAATCTACCGCCCTTAATAACTTACTGCGTTGGTTCTCAAGGTAGGCGATAGACTGCTCTAGTTCTGTAGTATCGACTGACGGTATATCAGCCTTAACCTCTTGAATAGATTGTAGTTTATTTCGTTTTGCTTTTGCAACAGGTGGGTCAACTAAATCTTTGATTTGTTGCTTCCTGCGTTTCTTGGCTTCTTCCTGTGCTTTGTACAGGGCGGCTTGTTTAGCCCGAATCTTAGCGTCAAGCTTTCTAGCCCTGCGGATTTCTTCAGGGGTAAAGCCGTCATGGGTATCAATACCCTCACCACCAGATACTTCGCCTAAGAATATGCCTAAGTCGTTATTGTCGGTAGCGTTAATTACGCCCTCAACGACTAGCGTCTGAAAGGCGTTAGGCTGAAATGCGTCTAGTTGAAATGCGGGTGTCGTCACACAACAGTCCAAGTTGAGCCAGTAGGCACGGTTACAGTTATCCCAGTCGATACGGTAATTGGGCCAGCCGATACTGCGTTATTGCCTGAACCAATCGTATAGTTCGCTGAGATGGTTGCGGAGTTTTCCCACAATCCATTAGCGGTAATGTTACTACTTGCGGCTGCGCCCCATGCTGGCTTACCACCTGATACAGTCAATACCTGACCAGTAGTGCCAATCCCTAAACGAGCAGCAGTTCCACCTGTTTCTTCGTAAATAATGTCGCCCAAAGTGGTCATTGGGTTTAGCGCATCAAAAGCAGCAGAAGCGGTTGTTTGTCCCGTACCACCATTAGCAATAGGCAATGTGCCAGTTACTTGGGTGGTCAAGTTCACGCCTGACAAAGTGCCACCAAGAGTTAAGTTCCCGCTTGATGTGACCGTTCCAGTCAAAGTAATGCCGTTGACCGTTCCTGTGCCACCTACGCTAGTAACCGTACCATTACCTTTGCTGTTAAAGGTAGTCCAATCGGTGCTTGTTAGATAGCCGTTGGTGCTTCCATTGGCGGCTGGCATAGCAATCGTAGGAGTTGTACCGCCTGTGCTGGTTACAGGGCTTGTAGCCCCTACAGATGTCACATAAGTGCCAGCAGGCTGTTTATTGTTAAAGGTGTTCCAATCGGTGCTAGATAAATATCCATCAGTCGATGATGTAGCCTGAGTAATGCTAATGGTTGGGGTGTTACCACCGCTTGATGCAATCGGGGCTGAGCCACTTACTGAAGTTACCGTACCTGTGTATTGGTCGTTACTGGTAATTGTAAAGTTTGGGTAAGTACCACTAATTGTGGTCGTTCCAGCACCCGTAAGGCTTACAGTCTGGTCTGGCGCAGAGTTAGTAATCGTAAAGCTTGGGTATGTACCGCTTGTGCTAATTCCTGTACCTGCGGTTAAGCTAACTACTTGGTCAGGTGCAGAGTTGGTTACTGTTACGCTACCAGTCGAACCCGATACGGATATGCCTGTACCAGCAGAGAGAGCGGTAACACCAGTATTCGTTACTGTGACTGAACCCGCCCCTTCGGTGATTGAGATGCCTGTTCCGTCTGTTAGGTTTGCGTTCTTCCATACACCAATAGGACTTGTAGTTGCGTCATAAATCAGGACATTACCGCTTTGTGGGCTAGTAATGCGTACATCGTGTAATTCGTCTAATTCGTAACCATTGTCAATCTTGACATAAATAGAGCCTACGATGTTATCTACACGCTCCACCCAACCGACAACTACTAACTGGTCAGGGGCTTGTGGCTTGGTGGTTGTTACTGCACCAGCCGTGGTTGGCGATACATAGACAGTTGCACCAGCAGTCAAACCTGTGGTATTTAGCTTGTAAAGCGCACCCGATACGATAATAAAACCTTCAGCACCAGCCGTCATGGTTTCAGCGACTAAGCCGATTGTGCCAAACGAGGTAGCCTCTACATCAGCCCTAGCTAGTTTTACGGCTACACGGTTACCTTGTGCGCCTGAAATATAGACCGCTTGACCTTTGGTTAGGGTCGTACCGCTATCGTTATAAACCCGTGCGTATTCTTGTGTGCCGACTTGCAGATTGACATTGCCGCCTTTTAATTGGACTGTTGGCACTCCATCGCCATCATCCCAAGACATTGTTCCTACGGCTGTTGGTACGGTTGCTGGAGTTGTATCCAACCCGACAGAATTGGCATTAATGATGTTGCCATTGTCATCAAGGGTTACGGTTGAGTTCTGAATTAGTTTGCCAGTCGTTAAATCAAATCGAGTAATGGCGTTATCCGTAGCCGATGCTGGGCCAACCACATCCCCACCGCTTGATGGGCTGGTATTTGTAATAGTGAAGTTAGGGTATGTACCTGATACCGAGATACCTGTACCCGCAGTCAGTCCTACGGTTTGGTCAGGTGCAGCATTTGTAACTACGCCCGTGCCATTATCGTAAGAAATGCCCGTGCCTGCGCTGATGGATTGTCTAGCACGAGCCTGAGTAAAGTATTCGTTTGTGCCTTCAGCGATATTGGTTGTGGTTAATACGACCGCTCCAACCTGACCGTTTACGCTAGTTACAGCATCGGTGTTATCTACTTTTTGCCATACCGTGCCATTAAAAATAGCCCAGTCACCAATCTGCCAATCGGTAATGCCATTGAGGTTGGTTGTACCCGCTACATCCACCACATAGTAATAACCCTTAGTTCCTACGCTTGAGGTCAAGGTCGGGCTGTTTGTACTAGCGTTCCATGTGCCTTGATAGTTCAAGTCACCCTGTAATGGGATTTGGCTAGTTGGTACTTTACCGCCAGCATCAAGCGTAGCTACACCGTTGTTTGCACCCTTTTCGGTCGTTGGGATGTAACCCGATACCGTAGCACCGCTAATAGACCCGCCCGTAATATTGACATTGTTGGCATCTTGTTCTGCCATCGTACCCAAGCCAGTTAAGGTATGGTCTGCGTTCCAATCCGATGGGCGTACTAAGCTTGTATCTGCGCTATCAGGTACGGTGCTAACTTTAGTGTGTTTGACGGTTATAGCCATTATTGGTTGTTCCTAATAATCGTGCCTGAAGTAATGGAAACAGTTTGCAGGGCAACAATGGTTGTCGTGTTAAGGATTAAATCAGCCCCCGATGTTCCGATACTTCCATCCATTACAACGGTTGTACCATCTGATTTGGTGATGCGGAAAAATGACGCTGTGCCACCGTTTGTTGCGCTAGTGGCGGTAACTGAATTAAGAGTCAATACTCCATTGCTATCTGTACCAAAAGCACCCACAATCGGCAGGCTTACCAACAATGTCTGTGTGGTGATTGCCGTATTTGCGTTAGCTGGTGGCGTACCCGCATACAAATGAATAATGGCGTTAGTACCCGCAAAGGTAATTAACGCATTATTTTGTGCGCTACGGACAGCATTGGAGTAGGTTAAAGCCATTACTGAACCCCAATAATCTTACCGTTTTCGTCACGAATAACTTGCTTAGGTTGGCTTAACTTATCAATCAAGGCAGCTAACACCTGTGCCATCTGATTGTTGCTGTTCTGCATATTTTCAATGATAGGTTGTAGCGGATGGTTTGCCATATTTGGATACCCCATTTGGTCTTGCATAATCTTAGCCTGTCCTGCGGTTTCAATGTACGCATCAGAACCGTCAGTAAGCCCCTGAGAAATACGAGCAGTTTCAATTTTAGTGCTATTGTCGAGATAAGCCAAAAGAATATCTTTGTTGTTTTCCAACTCGGCTTTCATCTTAGTCAACTCAGCTTCTAACTCAATCTCACGCTGATTGCGCTGGTCTTCCAACTGGAATTTAAGTTGGTTCTCTTGGGCTTGGAACTCCTGTTTAGCCTTCTCAGCTTCAATCTGAGCTTGTAACTTCTGTATTTCAAGCTGGGACTGAGCCTGCAATTCGGCTTGCTTGGCCTGCATTTGCATCTGGAGTTTCTGAATCTCAACAGGCGGTGGTTTAGGCTGACCCGCCATCGCTTTAGCCTGATTTCTAAAATTATCGGCAGTTTCATCGATGAGTCCTTCCATACCTTTACCAGCCTTAAATGCGGTTACACCGAACTTGAGCATCTCCATGAGCATAGGTGTAATCTCAGGCGTGGCTTGAGCAGCAGGAATGGTCTGTTGTAAAAAGCCAGCCATTGCTTGCAAGAACTCTACACGGTCTTGTTTCTCTTGTTGCTCGTCTTGGAAAATCATTGAGTCGCTAGTAACTTCAATGCGGAAATTCTTAGCTGGCTCATCCTTCAATAACATCAAAGCTTGTGGGATTAATGCTTGGTCTTGTGGGCTTAACTGCATTGCGCCACTAATCTTGACGATGGTGTCATCTGTAAAGTGCTTGCAGATAATCTGTGCTTTGATGCGGAGCAGTTCGGTCGCAAAGTCCACGACTGCGTGTTGCATGGTCTTGAGGCGACCTGAAGCATTATTGGACTTAATAATCTGTGCGCCAAGCGTTTCATTGGGGTCGGTCTGACCACGCTGAATATCGGCAATGCCCATAATCTCGTAAATCTGACCCTTGACTTGTTCCATTGCTTGATAAGCCATCTGTAAGGCTTGGGCAAACGGGGCTAAATCTACGAGGTCAATCGCACCTCTCATTCCCTGCTTCTCAGCAAAGGCAGCCCAATTCTTGACTGGAATCAAGGCGTTGTTTTCGCCCTCAGAGAATAGACGAGCAAGGCTAGACTCAGAAGCGTCATACACACCACGCACACGCAAGGCGTTGACTAAGCCGTCAATGCGGTCAGCCAAAGTATCTAATTGCTTGGCTTGGTCTTGATACAGTACAAAGTCAGGTACAGGCTCAAGGTTATCTGTGGTTAGCGTAGCGTATAAAGGTTTGGGGCATGGGAAGAAACCCTCAAGCTGTAATGGGTCATCCTTTTCGTCAAGGATTTCACCCATAGACTTACTGAGCCAAAAGACTTTGCCTTGTTCTTTATCCCAAATCTCGTATATACAAGCTTGGTAATGTTCGGCAACCATTTGCTTGGTAGCCCATTTGTCTGTATCAGGCTTGGTGTCTAGAGGAATACGGCTGCCAACTTCTTCGCCAAAGCGGTCAATTAATGCTTGGCGGCTCATATAGACCTTACGCCATACAGCCGTTACCTCTTCCCAAGTACGAGCAACAGTATGACCAAAGTCACGCCAATGCACATAATCAACTGGGGCGCACTCATACTCAATGCGCTCTTGCGATTCCAATAGTTCAGCGTCTTGCGTTTCGGCTTCATCGGCATCCTCTGTTATCTGTACACCGTTGCCGACATCTTGACCAGCTAACCCTGAGTTCAGGTCGTTTTGCTCTGCAACAATGTGTGGCTCATACCGTACCCATGCAGTACCACGCCCACCCAATAGGCGGTCAAGGACTGCGTTATCCATAGCCGAGCGATAGTCACCGTAATGCTCAACCTCATATTCCAAAGCCCTCTCAAGCATCATTGACGCAACACGCCCAATCGGGTCGTTGTCACGGAATCTACGGCTTACATCGGGGCGGGGAAGTCTTGCAAAGATAGCTGGTCGGATGACCTGAACATTCGACCAAAGGATATTAAAGCGAGCATTAGGGTTGTTACGGGTACGGCTGTCATCACGATAACGCTTAATAATCCGAGGTACTCGTGCTTCCCATTCCCTAAAAGACTTATCGTACTGGGCTATGGTGTTATACCAATCCTCGTAGGTCTTATTTAGCGTATCGTTCATATCTAATACCTTTGATATTTAGTTGTTGGTGTGCTTCGCCACATTTCCTCAAGGGTTACTTCGTTCTGTCCGACCGTAATGCCACGAATCGGTGCGTTAGGGTCTTTAATTTGCGACTCATCCTGCCAAGCGACAGAAAGCATCCTGAAAGCATCCGCACCATGTGAAGTCCAATCATGGCGGGGCTTATCCCTAAATACCTTCTTATCCTCATCGTACTCCCTCTGATACTGACGCAAGCACTCAATCCCATCCTGACATTTAAAACCATCAAACCAAGTTCTAGCTAATGCCATCCTTGTAGCTTGAATACCGTCTTGTAATGACAGATTTGGAACAATTTTAAACAAATTTCCGCTTTTTAGGGGCAATTT